AGCTTGCCGGCGTTGCATCCGACCGATGGGGTTTGGCGGACCTACAAACCGTGATTGACCGGGAAGGACTGCCAATCACGCTCCGCCCGCATGGTGCCGGCTACAAGGATATGTCGCCCGCGATTCGAACCTTCGAACAGCTGGTGCTCGAGGGACGGCTACGGCATGGCGGCAATCCGCTTTTGCGCTGGAGCGTGGCAAATGCCGTGATTGACCAAGACCCGGCGGGCAATCGCAAGCTGGCCAAGGACCGCGCCAAGGGGCGGATAGACCCATTGGTTGCAGCGGTTACCGCGGCAGGATTGGCAGCGCGGGAACCAGCAGCGCCAGATTTCGACAATATCGGATGGCTTGCGGCATGAAACCCTTGCAATACATTTGTGCCACCCGTTAATCTTTAAGCAGCCGAACGGGGCGCAGCAACGCCCCGCCCGGCCTAACCACAACGCGAACCACAGGAGTCCGCAATCATGGCTAATTCAAAATCTAACACCCTGAATCCGCCCGCCGCCAGTGAGCCTTCGCTCATTCGCATTCACGATGCGATGTTGGAGCTTCGGGCCGGCCTGCATGTGCTGATGTATTACAGCGCAGCCGACCACCTAGCCGATGAGGAAAAATCGGGCCTGGATTTCATTTGGCGCAACCTCGACCGCCCCGCCACCACGGCGATGCAAGCGCTTGAAGCGGTTATTGAGGTTCGACAGCAAAACGCCCTCCCCAAGAAAGCGGAACCGCGCGCGGCTTGAACCGTCCCGCCGGCGCGCCGCTTCCCGTCCGAAAAACGTCATGTCAACATGACGTTTGGGCACCACGCCGGAGTCCGCCGTCGGTTCCCACCCGCCAAAACGTCAAGTATACTTGACGTTTGGTCATTATCAGGAAGTCGCCGTGCTGCCGCATTTTGCGTGCCACACATAATGCTTGACTTCACTCATTCTGCGCATTACACAGAATGAGTAGGAGACACGGATATGGCGCGGCTACCACAGCTTATTGACGCAATTTCAAAGACTTCGGGCCGGGATCGGTCTTCGGTCGAGCATTGGGCGCGCGCGATTCGTGAAGCCGGCCTCATCACCACCACGAAACGCGGGGTGGGCGCGGCGGAAATGACAACCCGCGACGCGGCGAATCTGATTATTGCGGCGAACGCGGCGGAGAACACCAAGGAAGCGCTGCAGGCGGTGCCACAGTTTCGGGACCTGGAGACATGGTATTCCACCTCCGAGACCCAAGCTTTTGAAGGCGTCTTTGCCCGGCTGAAAGACGCGCCGACTTTTGGGGAAGCGCTGGAGGAATTAATCGAAGGCGTACCCGAATTGATTTTGAGCTTCGGGCAATACCTAGAGGAAGCTTATGGCGACAAAGCCGCCCTCATGTCGGACCCTAGTAATGCGGTGCGCTTGGTTGTGGAGCTTGGGCGCTGGCCTGCAACGGCTTCAATAAGGATTGAGCGCTACAACCAAGGCTGGATTGCCGATTACTCTTTCGAATTTATAGCTAACATGGAACAGGTTAAAGCGGGCCAATACTTGGACCCGCCCGACGGTTGCGACCGCAGAACGACTGTCAGATTCGGCCTTAAGACCGTGTTTCGCGCATGGGCCACCCTCAATGGGGAGCCGGAAGAATGCCCAGCGGGCGGGCAGGCAACGCCGTGATGGCGTCGCGTCCCATGATGGATTGCCCCGCAATCAACCCCAGCAACGCCGCGATGGCGTCGCATCCTTCAAAGGATTTTTCCTTATGAGCCTTCGAAAACTACTCGACCGCCGCGCCGCAATCGCGGGTGAAATGCGGTCACTCAATGACGCTGCAGGCGACGCCGATCTGGCGCCGGATGCTGCGCAAAAGTTTGACACCCTCAAAGGCGAGCTTGACGGGCTGGAGGCGCGCATCGGGCGCCAAGCGGCATTGGAAGACGCTGAACGCCGCATGACCGGGCAGCCTTATGGCGGCACGGGCGACCGCAACCTCGACCGCGAGCTCCGGAGCTTCAGCCTAACAAAGGCGATTGCGTCTCAGGCTGGCATCCCTGGGGTGGACGCGGGACGCGAGCGCGAACTCTCCGGAGAAATCGCGCGCCGCGCCGGGCGCCCTTTCCAGGGCATGGCGGTGCCGATGTCAGTCTTCCATGACCCGATCGAAGCCCGAGTGCTTACCACCACCACCCCAGCGGGCGGGCCTGGTTCTAACCTCGTGCAAACCGACCTGGCAGGGCAGCAATTCATTGACCGGCTGCGCAACGCCCTTGTCACAAGGCGCCTTGGCGCGCGGGTACTGACGGGCCTGCAAGGCAATCTGGACATTCCGGGCCTGAAAACCTCGGGCACTGCCGGATGGGTGAACGAGAACTCCGCCCTCACACCTGCCGATCACGAATTCCGGAAAGTGAGCTTGACGCCGAAACATGCTGGCGCTTTGACCGAGCTTTCCAGGAACATGCTGCAGCAGCCCAGCGCGGATGTTGAAGCCCTTGTGCGGGCGGATTTCGCGGCCATCCTTGCGGAAGCGGTTGACCAAGCGGCCATCTCCGGCAGCGGCACGGCACCTGTCCCGCGCGGCATTTTGAATACCTCCGGCATTGGCAGCGTCGCCATGGGCACGAATGGCGGGGCCATCACCTGGGCAAGTGTCGTCAACTTGATTGGCGAGGTTCAGATTGACAACGCCGAGGGCACGGGCTTCCTCACCAATGCGCGTGTGGTGCGCAGCGCCAGACAAACCGTGAAAGTCTCCGGGCAGCCGGTTTATGTCATGGAAGCGCGGGACCGCTTGGCGGATTACCCGGTCGCCATGTCGAACCTGGTGCCGAGCAACCTCACCAAGGGCACTTCGAATGGCGTTTGCTCCGCCCTGATTTTCGGGAACTGGAGCGACCTCATTCTGGGCTACTGGAGCGAGCTCGACATTTTGGTGAACCCTTACGAAGCCACGGCCTATTCGAAGGGCAATGTGCAAGTCCGGGCGATGCTCACCATGGATTGCGCGGTGCGGTATCCGGAAAGCTTCGCTGCCATCACGGACTTGACCACCTAATGAGCGCAGCCCGCACCATGCACGGGCTGGAAAGGCGCGCGGCGGTAGAGCTGCGCGCCGATACCGCCGGCAGAAAATTGACGGGTTACGCTGCCTTGTTCGGCGCCCCGACCTCCATCGGCACATTCTCCGAAAGCATTCGGCAAGGCGCATTCACTGCCACGCTTGCCAGTGGCGCGGATATTTTGGCCCTGGTTGACCATGACCCAAGCCGCCTATTGGCGCGGCGCGCAAGTGGCACCTTGCGCCTTACGGAAGACGCGCTTGGGCTGCATTTCGAAATTGACGCGCCAGACACGCAACTCGGGCGCGATATGGTCGCCCTTGCGGAAAGGCGAGACTTGGGCGGCGCGTCTTTCGGCTTTCGCGTGAAAGAGGATCACTGGCCCCGCGCCAATGTTCGGGAATTGCGCGCGGTGGAGCTTGTGGAAATCTCCCTCGTGCAATCTTTCCCGGCCTATTCCCAAACAAGCGTGCAAGCCCGGAGCCGATACATTGGCCCGGCTGCACGAATGCGCCAACGCTATCTGGAGACGCTGCCATGACCTTCCTAAGGCGCATCTTCAACCGCACCGAAAGCCGCGCAAGCGGGACGGTTTTCTGGCCTGGTGCGGGCTTCCTGGCGACGAATTCCGGGCAGCATGTGAATGCCAAACTTGCCGAAAATCTGGCGACAGTTTCGGCCTGCATTGGCGCGGTATCATCGGCCATCGCGTCACTGCCAGCCTATGTCTATCGCGGTGCACCTGATGGGCGGGCGGAGGTGGGGGATCATCCCGTCGCCCGGCTGATCCGTCGCCCAAACGACTCTCAGACCTGGCCTGACTGGATCGAGTGGACGGTTGCGCAAGCCCTGGCATTTGGTAACGCGATTTCGTCAATCGAATATGACGGCGCCGGTCGCGTTATCGCGCTGCGGCCTATCCCTTGGCCCAATGTGCAAGCGGTGCTTCTGCCCAATGGTGAACTCGCCTTTGACGTCATCGCCTATACCGCGCCATGGGGGGGCACCGGGCAACCACGGCGCCTTCTCGCCAGTGAGGTTTTCCACCTCCGGGACCGGAGCGATGATGGCCTGCTAGGCCGGTCGCGCATCTCCAGGGCGCCGGAGGTTGTCGGCAATGCGCTGGCACTGCAGGAATGGGCTGGCGCCATCTGGCAGAATGCGGCCACGCCAAGCGGTGCTTTGAAGCTTCCCGCTGGGGTGACCAGCCCGGAGATACTCAAGCGCATCCGGGAGCGATTGAGCCAAACCCAGACAGGCGCCAGCAACGGGCGCAAGGTGCTTATCCTGGAAGGCGGCATTGAATGGCAGAGCCTTTCAGTCTCTCCGGAAGATGCTGAGGTGCTGGCGTCGCGGCGCTTTTCAGTGGAAGAACTCTGCCGCATTTTCCAGGTGCCCCCGCCCATCATTCAGGACTTGTCGCACGGCACCTTCACCAATTCCCGAGAGGCGGGACGCTGGTTTGCGCAATTCAGCCTTGGGCCTTGGGTGCGCAAGATTGAGGCGGAATTCGCCCGGAGTGTTTTCACTGATCCCGCGATGTCATTGGAAATTGACATGAGCGCACTCATGCGCGGCGATGCGGAGAGCCGCTGGGCATCGCATAAAATTGCGGTTGAAGCCGGAATCCTAACCCCTGACGAGGTGCGGGAGATTGAAGGCTTCAACCCGCGCGGCGGCGCGCCGGGCATCGCATGAAATCAGCCCAGCAACCTGCCGCGCCTTTGCCTATCGTGCCGCGCATCCTGCGGCGCGACCTGGCAGCGACTTACCTGAGTGTCAGCACGACCATGCTCGACAACGAGGTGAAGGCGGGCAGGCTGCCACAGCCTTTTGTGGTGCTGGGCAGTGTGAAGGGCTGGGACCGGCACGACCTCGACCGCTGGATTGAAGACCGGAAGGCGCAGCAAGGCGCACCTGCGGAGGCTTGGGACGACATATGATAGAAAAGCCGCGCCGGTATAAGCATGTCGTCGAAGACCGGGACCGCAACGGGAATCTGCGCTGCTATTTGCGACTGCCTGGGCGCCCTAAGGTGCGGTTGCGGGTGCCCTATGACCCTGAGAACCCGGAGCCCTTCGAAGCCGAGCTCCGCCGCGCGCTGGAGGCCAAGCCCAATCCAAAGAAACGCCCGACCGGCACGGTATTGCCGGGAAGCATAGACGCCTTGTGCGTCGCGTATTTTCAGACTGCCGATTTCACGCGGCTAGAGACCCGAACGCAACGAGTGCGGCGGCAAATCCTGGACAAGTTTCGGGAGAAGAACGGACACAAACAGGCATCCGGATTACGGCCTGAAAACCTTGTCGCCTTGGCGGATAGATACGCCGATAAGCCAGAATCCTATAATGGGCTGCTAAAGGCGTTGCGCGCGGTATTTCGTGCCGCTGTCATGCGCGGGCTGGCGCGGGACAATCCATGTTTGGCAGTGCCATATCTGAAAAGTCTCAATCCCGACGGGCATCATTCCTGGACACTGGAGGAGGTTGAGCAATTCGAGAATCACTGGCCGATCGGCACGCGCCAAAGGCTGGCGCTGGCGTTGTTGCTTTATACCGGGCAGCGCCGGAGCGATATCGTTCTATTCGGTCGCCAGATGATAAGTGACGGCATTCTAACCTTCACGCAAAGCAAAAACCGCAACCGCAAGCCCATGAAAATGAGTCTCCCCATCATTACGGAATTGCAGCAAATAATCGCGGCAACAAAATGCGGCGACTTGACTTTGCTCGTTTCGGAACGGGGCACGCCATACACTGGCGACAGTTTCGGCAACGCCTTTCGGAAGTGGTGCCGAGAGGCTGGGCTTGCCCATTGCAGCCCGCACGGCCTGCGCAAGGCGACGGCGACCAGGCTGGCAGACCTCGGGTGCAGCTTGCATGAAATTATGGCGGTAGGGGGCTGGCGCACCATGAACGAGGTGCGCCGCTACACTGAGGCCAGTGACCGAAAAAAGAACGCGAGCCTAGCGTTGTCGCGTCTCTCTGCGGCGGAAACCGCAAAGAAAAAGTCCCACTTAGGCGTTCCAGCGCCAGAGTGGGACGAAAACGCTACCCAAACTATTGATTCTAAAGGACATAGTAGATGGATGGTGCCCAGAGCCGGAATCGAACCAGCGACACTGCGATTTTCAGTCGCATGCTCTACCAACTGAGCTATCTGGGCCCTGACGGAGCCAAGGCTCA